GGATCCGCTTTGTCCAAGTCCAATTGGCCTGCGGCGATTGTAACCACGCGCGCGTAGCCGAAATTAGTGGCCGAGAATCTATTTGCTTCGACGATCCCGCCGAGATGGACAAATTGCCCCACGGTTAAGCCAAGCGTTGTAAAATCTAGCGCGTTGACGGGAATATTGTTACCGCTCGTCAGTACCACATTCGTGCCAGTAACTACCGCGGCAAGGTCTCCGGCTTCGGATTGAATGCCCGCGATATCTAAAGTCGCATTGTTGGGGGCGGTCTCTACGGCTAGGCCCGCGACCTGAATTTCGGTCTCTGCGGCGGCAGCGTCGGCACTCAACGGTTTCAATCCGTTATTGGCGCCAAGAGCGTAGCCCCTTGCAAACAATAGTGAGATGGGTCCCGTTGCTGCGGCATATTGCAGTTTGCCGCCCTGAGTCGCATCTAGCGCGGCTACGGAGTACCCGGTAGCGGTCGCATTCGAACCGTTGAAACTCAAATCGACATTGGTCGCCACAACGAAAGCAAAGCCTTCGGCGAAGGAAACAAAGTGAGCGAGCGTTAAATCCGCCTCGAATTCGACGGAACTGTCTAAATCCGTTACCGTGCCTTTTCGGCGCTGGCGGTTTTGAGATATGGGACTTCGAGCCACGGTCGTAATTTCCGCGCCGAAAGAACTGTATGAGTTAGGTTCTAAAACTTCCCAGATGGGAGACCCGGGCAAAACACCAAGGGTCAGTTCTCGGGCCACCGATAGGCCCGTGTTATTCGTTAAGACGCGTGGCATTTCGGCCTCCTATTTTGTCTGCTCGTAGTTAAAGATAGCTTCACACGTTTGTCTGTAATGCGCATCCTTTACGGGCAACTCTCGGAGATTCATGTGCAAAAACCACAATCCCCCCGATACCCGGACACCTTCTAACACTGTGCGAACCAGTTCCGATAAATCGTCGGCTTCCTTCGTTCCCTTACCTTCCGGGACAAAGACTTCCACAAATGCGGCACCCTCACGTAAATACCTGCGAGTACCCACCCGCCCTAGCGTTTCCTGCCGGGACACGTATTCTCTAATAGTTAGCCTAACATGAGCACTTCTATCGATGGGCTTGTCATATTCTTCGTCCTCGTAGGCGACCGGAGTCGCGCCCGCCCACCCCGTATTGAATTGGTTGAGAATGAGAACTTTAGCTTCATTAATATTCGGCATGAAATCCCGCCTGAGTGCTAGTAGGCCCGATTATGTCACGGATTTGATGCCTATGGCAATGCTGGCTTGTACAAAGCCCGGGGGCGCTTTTCTCGAATTAGTTTGGGGAGAGTTTAGAATGTCGATGTATGGCACGTTATTTGTAATGAACACAGTGTTAGGAAACCGGTAGCCTGCGATAACCGCATTGATCCCCGCAGCCTGCGCCGCGGCAGCTTGGCCAACATTAATTTTTGAGCCCGAAGTCGTGTTAACACTGTCCAAGCCGGGGATCCAGCTATGCTGGGCCCAGCCTGTGTCCTCCGGCGTTTGGAACTCTAATTCGTGGGTGACATTGACCACGAGCTTAACAATCCTGTCCTCCACAAACTCCCGAAGGTCTCGGATCACTCTTCGCGTTTCTCCGCCATGTCGGGCCATTCTTATTGCTCGTTAACTTACCGTGGCCCCCATACTACCATACTTGACTTACCTGATTTGATTAAGAAACACGCTGGGCTTTCTTAGTCCATCCGTCGTTACGGCCATCGTAGTTGCAAATTCAACTTTATCGCCAATAATTAAAGTTACTATTGTCGATGTGGTACTGACTTGCCCATTCAAATCTCTACCCGCTTCTCCGCTAGCAATTATCGTTCCGTTAATGCGAATATATCCATAAGAAAATGCGCCTACGGTTTCAAAATAAGACCAATGTATTTCATAAACACCGGCAACTTTTATGTCCAAAGTGTTACCGTCTATCATTCCGGAGGGGTCATTCGTTCGTTCCAAATCCGCATCTACAAGCGGCATCACATTATAATTATCTCCAAAACCCGCGGCGGACAAAATAGGGTTAACACCGTCGTGAGTTCCTGCGCCAGTTGCATTAATTGAAATATAGCTAGTTGCGGCTATTATTCCGGAAGCTGCCGGAATATTCACTGCAAAATGCTGTCGTTTGCCTGCTGCCTCTATTTCGAACCCTGCCCAAGTCTGTCCCGCGGGCGCGGTGTACGTCATCAATAGCTCGCGAATTATAGGATCCCCGGGGTACACAATTGGGATTGGTAAAGTAACTGACCCGTTGGCGCCGCCGATATCCTGATCGCCATCTATAACGGTCACTGCGTTTTCGAGCCCACCCACAAAATTAATGCCGCTTACTCTTAACACCCATTGATCGGCCGCAGCGCCGGGGAATTTATGCACAATAGCGTTTGCTATTCCATAGTCAACGCTGTCCTGTGCTTCTAATTGAGCAATGACATCAATACTCACGGCGCTCTCAGTAACCGTTAGTTGCACAAAATTGCCGGGCTCTGCAAGACGTGTGTAATTCATCACTAAACTTCGACCGTCCGGGGCAACGGAGATAATTCCCGTGGACCCCCCTTCATTTGCAGAAACCGTCGTTCCCACAGTAAGGCCATTGCCGTAAATAGTGATTTCGTTCGCGGTAGAGTCTTCGGTAGCGTCAGTTACCTGAAACCCTATCAGTGCTGCCAAAGTCGTGAAAACTTTAATTTCTTCCGTGCCCTTGGTGATCGTAAGAGTCACCTCAGTCTGGCCACCGTCCGGGGTGAAATCCGTAGTAACGAGTTTATTCTCACTGGATATTACCGGGGATCCCAAAGTACCGACATCTACCGCAAGCGCTGCTCCATCTAAATTGGCCCCGTGAACTCGAAGCTCGTCTTGAGCGGCGGCCGCGTCATCGTATACAAAGGTAGTGACCTGCATACTCGCCGAGGCAGTATTCGGGTTTTCCCATGTGGGCGTTGAACCTACTCCTTTTGAAGTGATTACTTGACCGATTTCGCCGGAGACGCCATTTATCCTCAAATCACCGACTCCCGGCGCAATCTGCAAATCCAATCCCTCTGCCGTGGCTTTAAAATTACTGCCGGCGAAGCCTAGTAATGATTGCGTTGTTGGGTCAAATACCAACATCGTATTGCCAGTGGGCACATTTGCCAACAACCATATATTGTCGTCAAAGTTCACCGTTCTAGCGCCATTAAAAGTCAAGCTTTTATTGGCTATATTTGCAGCCCCATCCACTATGGTTACAACCGCCCCACCTTTCTTGATAAGGCGAATATTTGCCCCGGCTAGGTCCGCATTTGCAAGGTCTTCATTGTTAAGTAATCGACCTTGATTAGCCGACAGGGCACTATTGGGATCGGTAGATAATAAATTATCAACAATTGGCGTGGGGGCCACTGATCCGCTGGATCCTGCCCCGCCGCTTACCGGAATAAACGTGGCCGTGTCTAAGTTAGCCGCCCCATTTTGCACAATTAAAATCGACTTTAAATAGGATGATTCATTGAGCCCGCTGGGAAGGGTTAAATCTTCTTGATTCCATTGGGCGATGGCGTCATCTTCATTCGCATAGGAGGCTTGGCCATATTGAAATATAAGGGTATTGGTTACCGCCTCGATCCAAACTCTATGGGCCACATGGGTTCCGCCGCCAACCAAGGCCACCAATTCAGCATCAATAGTCGCGCCATTGGGGTCATACCTTGACGTGTCTACGTTGGTTATCGTGTCACCGTTAATATGGCCCGCACTGGAATACTTCAACATGGTCACGGCAGCTAGCGCCGGGTTGGTTTTAAAATCGGTGTTATTGCCATCATTGAAAGCATTGATACCAATGCCGTAAGATTTACCGATTTCCTTATCCAGAGTCAATAGCCCCGCACCCGTGGCCACAATTCGATTGCCGGAAGCCGCTCGACATTTTCCGTCTGCAATATAGCCATCGATGTGTTTATTAGAGGGCGAAACAATCGTTTGAGGTTGTGAGATGGCTCCTACAAAAGTACCGTCACCGTGCCGAATAACACCCAAGTACAGCATTGTTTTTCGGTCAATTTCGGTAATAGTTGAGTCATCGCCTATTTGAACGACTCCGACAACTCCGGCGGTTTTCTTTAAGAAAATAAAAGTGTGCTTGGCCGTGGCCAATTCAGTCAAAGCTATATCTGCGAAAGTGCTCCACGAATACGGGTCCTCGGTGGTAATGCCCGGAACAGAATTGTCAATTACTTGTCCTGTGCCCGCAGCAATATCAAAAACGGTCTCAGTTGCAACGCCGCTCAAACCTCCCCCACTGAATAAGCCCGTTGACTTACTCGCTAACACAGATTGCTTTTGCTCGGCAGACAGTCCGCCAATACCCCCTTTTGGAATACCCCGATCAAATGAGCCTACAATACCGCCAGTACGATTTATTATTTCAAAAGTATCGGGGTCGCTCCAATCGGTGATGCCTTCTTGTATAATTACAAAGGCAGAGAACGCGCCCGGAGAAGTGACGCCGTGTTCTGTGAATTCATCGGAACTATCGAAAGCCTGCAGGGCTTCTTGTTTTGTGTCATATAAAGTTCGACCGTAATAGAAAACATGGATACTACTGCCACCAAAAGTATAAACTCTCTGTACTTGGAATTTTCCTGCTGGCACAGCCACAAGCGTGTCTCCGAGCGGATTATATTGGCTATTATCAACTTCATTTACCAACGCACCAATATTAAAAGTTCCATTATTGTCCGTGATAAAAGTTCTAAAGAAATGTGCTGCGGTTACTGGTGATTCACCGAGCACATCTGCAATATCTGGGTTATCCGAATCAGTAGGAAAATTTCTGCCCTGTGAAAGAATTTTGCTGTCATTAGGGGTATTTACCGTTAAGCCTGTTGCTCCCGGTTCAAATATAGTACTTACTATGGATTGTCCACCAATACTCGCTAACAAGGCTTGTGTGGTTTTAGGAATTGAATAAGCTGTTTTATGTTCTTGAACTGGATTTACGGCTATTCCCCCTGAATTAGATGTCCGACCTAAACTTATATTATTAAGCTCATCGTCAATAGTTCTAATGGCAAGTTGTATTACATTGCCCAAGGCATTAATCAATATTTGACTAGTACCTGTCGCCAAATTCTCGTTTGGAATATCTGCCGTCGTTGGAAAATCAATAGGCGTCACTAGGTAGTTATTCAGATCGGAATTGTCAACAATAATGCCCGTCATTGCGGCAATATCAAACGTCAAACCCGCTCCGGTAATAGTGATCAAACCTCCCGACAAAACACCTGTTTTCAAATTCCGGTTCAAACAAGTCCATTTTGAAGGCACAAAAACTTCTGGCACAGTCACCGGGATTATGTTTACGAAAGGAATTCCGAAAATGGTTACGGTTTCCCCTAAAGAATACATACTGGTTTCGCTGTAATTAAGAGTGCCGCCGCCTCCGACTTCTTTGTGAGCTCCATCGTGCGCCGTAACCTCTATGTATGGGAATTCTGACGGAGCCCCCAAAAGGTCCATATTGTCGGCTGCAAATACGAGGTCGATAAACTGTCCAGATTCCAGAATAAAGGGAATATAGCCCAGATTAAAAACCCCCGGGGTACTTGGGTCTTTCGAGGTGAAAGCAAATATGTTGTCTCCCGCGATTAAATCTAGCCCCGGGAGTCTGCCCTCATAAGCTGCTCTGTTTGGAATGTACCTAAGGGGTATGCCTGTAACATTATCCACAACTTTCGCAGTGAAATTAATCATGGGCCCATTTGCTCGCAAAGTAAGGGTATCAACTAGCCTCACTGCCGGAGCAACTACCGTACCCGTTATTGAAAACGCTAATGGGTTTGTAGTGATAATATTGGAATCGTCCGGATTCACAGGTAAAACAAACTGGGGACCAAAATCAAAATAAGTTGGGACATCGGCCCCGTCAACGTGGCTAAAGTGAGAAGTTATCGGGAAAGCCATTTCCTTTTTCACCAAATCAACAATAACCAAATCTGCTGTGCCTTCCGAAAGCTCCAAAGAATCGCCAAATTGAACCGATCCTGCAGGTACTCTCATTCTTTTATCCATGATTAATTCGGTCTGTGTTTCAACCATGGATGAATCTACAAATTTTTGCTGGGCAGAGTCAAACTTCGGAACTCTCTGATCAGTTAAATCTTGAACAAGTTCATCCACGGGTCCACTGTCTCCACCGCCTGTTGCGCCGCCCGCTTTTAAGTATCCTTCTGCCATGATATCCCCCTAGCTTACGCTTTGTGTGACTAAGCCAACAAACCCGACTGCGGGACCTGTTATACCGGCTAAAACGATTCGGATTTTCTCGGCCGAACCATACCCACTGGGTTTGGTTCGGGTCGCTAAACGAGCGTCAACGGCGTTAAATGAGCCGTCGTTGATGGTATGGAAGATATTTGCCCCAGAGGACAGGGTAACCACGACAGTGCCCGCCGTGGCTTCCACTTGCGCGCCTCCGCCATCGACAAAATAGAAATGTTCGAAAACATTATTTCGAGGGGCGTGAGCGTCTATGTCAAATTCAAAGGATCCGTCGATTCCTGTTTGTTCAATGGGGGTTTCGACGGTACGGACGTATTTCTGGTGAAAGGTCTTCTTGGCCATGGTGGATGTCTCCCAACGCGGAATATTTTTATTCCACGCACACAAAAGTTAGCAAATCCGTCCTTGGCTCGCGTCGGTCGTTCGGTCTGTCGGTCTTTTGTGTTTCTGGCTGTCGGTCTATCAGTACTATTTTTTCTTTGGTGCCTTTTTCTTCGCCTTTTTCTTTTTAGGCGCTTTTTTCTTTGCCAGTGGTTTTACTTCCGGCTTTACTTCGTCGGGGATTGAATCTTGATTTTCCTTTATATCTTCCCCCACTTTCTCAGGAATTTCAACAACTTCCTTGACTTCGGTGACAATATCTAAGTCCTCCTCTCCAATTTCTTCGGATCCGCGGTCTGAACCTTTGTTCACGAACTCGGGGGTATCGTCTACCGGGGCCTCTTCGGGAATGTCTGCCACTGTTGGGATTTTTGCCAAAACAGCGTCTTCATTTTCACGAAGCAATCGAGCGTTGTAGGCTTCTAACTGATTGCGAGCCCAGTCGGATCCAATGATCCCGAGTCTTCGGCGCCTATACAGGCTACGAATATGAGTGGCGCGCAAGGGGAATTCTTCGTTAGGCACTATGGTGCCGGGCATAGCTATAAATTTTTCCGATATACGCACGTGTTTAACGACAACGTATTTTTGACCTCGTCTATAGGGGCCCTGATAGCGTGACATGGTGTTCTCCTGATTCTTTTCTAACGGTGGAGTGTGCAAATGGGGACCTAAATCCCCATTTGTTTGTTGCCTTATGTGGATACTCTAGCTATTACGATACTATACCAGAGAAGAAATATCCAAGGTCTTTCCCGGTCACTTTATAATCAAAGGCCATTTCGCCCTCAATTCGGTCAGCCTGTCTCAAGTCAACGCGGAATCGTGAGATTCTTTGGCCCGAGGTAGTTGCACCTAAGTAGCCGTTCCAAGAGAACTGAACGCCCGCGGTAGGCTCGTCCAGAGATACGGTAGCAGGGGCATAATAAAGCAATGCGTCCTTGTCACCGATAAACTGGTAATTTGCCAAGTCGGGGTTAGTTTTGTCAATTGGAGAAGTGTTGAAAATAGAATCCATGATTAAAATTTCATCTAATTCTAACAATTCGGTTAGCTTTTGCTTCATGACCAACGCCGGAATGGCTGTGGTCGCGCCGCCAGTGATACGGTCTAAAATCGCATCATTGTCTAGCAACTTGTCATAAGCGGTTCGACCAATCAACATTCTGTTTGGTCGGAAACCGGTCGCCAACTGGACAGATCGCTTACCGTCACGCATATCCAGAATAGGGTCACTGGTTGCGGAGTCCCAGAAAATAGTCTGACCGGCAGTAGGCGCGCTGGCGACACCAACAATATCAGTCGTCCATTTGCCCGTCGAGAAGTAAGTCTCTTGAAACAAGATTTCACGACGAATAAGCAATTTCTGAGTGACCCAAGCCGTTGCGGACTCTTCAAGTTTGATTTGACTATCGGCGTTTTGGCGCTGTCTGTCTGTCACATCTTTATGCCAAGCGTAAACGCGGGCAAAATATGTTTCATTGGACAAGCGGAACCCGCCACCGGCTGACTCTGTGCCGTCCGCGCGTTCTTGCGCTTCATCCCGGAGGAAATCGGCACGATTAAACACGTAGTACAAATCAGATTGTTTCTTCACAGGGAGGTTTGGCATTGCGCGCTGGGCAATGAAGACCGACGCTTTTTGACCGTACCTCTGCGAGAAGTTGGTAAGCGGTGTATTAATGTGTACATCACCCGCCGTTGGATTGGTAACTATAGGCATTTCGTATGCTCCTACTTAGTTGGCTAAAGCCGAGGATCCGTAGCTTACGCTACGAATTCACCTGCTGCTTTCTGGCCGATGATGGTTAAGGCTTGACCTACTGTCGCGCCAGCTAATGCAGTGCCCATAACTCGGACAGTTGCTCCCACCGCGGTGATACCGCGGCCTGTGGCGTCGGACATAACTCGCGCGCCCGCGGCTACTGTGGCCCCCGCCTCAACTTCGATTTTCCCGCCGTCAAGCAAGATGACCGAAAAAGCGGTAAGGTTAGTGTTTGGCGACTCTTCTGCAGAGACGCCGAAAGAATCCGCACCGTTACCCGCTAAAGCTCCAAGGCCGCTGCCATCAATGGCAATAAATCGACCCTGAGGAACTAGCGTTGCCACAGGAAGGATAGTGATTGCTCTATTACTCTCAAACATTTTATAATCTCCCGATTATGAATGAAATAATCAGACTTCGATTATCCAGTCACCGCCGCAGCGTAGGTTTCAGGGTGGACTTTAGAGACCGCTTCATAGGCCTTAAAATAGTCCGGCTCGTCTTTGTCAACCATATACTGCTTGGTCAACGTATCCATTTTGTCCGTGGCCGCTTTGCCGACAGAATCGTCCGCGTCCGGTGTAATGGAATGCCCAAGATTCGTCATAGCTTTCGCCATGCGAGTGTTCTGGGCTTTCAATGCTTCAAGAGCATTTTCCCGAGTTTCCTTGTCGGGAATATCATCCACTGACTTGAGGATAGCGGCGCGAACTTCCAAAGTGCCCGCCAAATGGGGGAACTCGGTATTAACGCGTTTTTCAAGAGCAAGCTTTTCAGCTTTTTCTTTCGTTACGGCGTTGGTTTTCGCGGTATCATCGATCTCTTTAGCCATAACAGCCAAACGAGGGTCGTCGCTTTTGCGGAAAATAGTGCCATTCTCTGCCTTGTAAACAACCGCGTCTTTCTCGATAGAATTAACGATTTCCACTTGGCGCTGAGTAGCGTCCTTTGCCAAAAATTCCACTTTGCCAGCGTCTTCGAGACCGTTGTAGTAGTTTTTCTGGGCGTCAGTCAGCGTTCCAATTGCCGTGGCAGTAGCCAATAGCGCTTTGGTAGCATCGTGCTCTTTTTTAGCCTTGTCGGCCGTTTCTTTCGCCAGTTTCTCGGCTGCTTTGTCAGGCATGATATTCTCCTCGTGCTCTTGACCGCCACCGAATTCGGCGGCATTGGGTTCACCCGACTCCGAAGCGAATAATTTTGCAATCATTTGCTCTTTTGTCAGACCGTTTTTTTCAAAATCTTTTGCTAGGCTTTCCATCGTATGGGTATGGCCATCTATCTCGCCAACCGTAATGGAGCCATCGTCTGCAATAACGAAAGGATGGCTGTGGTCGTCTTGCCAAGAAGTGTCGCCGCCCATTTTGACTATTTCAAAATCAGACATTGAAACTATGTGAGTGTGCCCGGAGGCTGCGCTAGTTAATAAGTAACGCTTTTCCATGTCGCCTTTTTTCTTTTTCTTATCGCCCGGCTTATGCACGGACTTGAAAAAAGTGGCATGGGCATGTTGATTGGCACCCTGTTCACAAAGAGCAATGGCCGTTAGTCCGGTCATTACCATCTTGCGTTTTTTGCCGTCATTGTGTGGGGTAAGTTTAATTACTAGTTTTTCGGGCATTACTCTATCTCCACTCGGTCACATGTCCCTTCAATACTGAACATGAGCTTGCCTTTTTTGGCCGCTTCAAAATCTTTTTCGTCATTGATTTGGAAACTTCCGAAGTGGCCCAATTTTTTGACAGGGATATCTTTAGGGTCCATACCGGTTATTTCACTGACTAGCATTTTTGCGAATTCGACACTGTCGATTAAAATGTTGTCAATCAGTGCGCCTCGAGTTTCGCCCTTATGGTCAAAATTCGCGGCCCGATAATTTTTGGAGAAGTCGACATAAACGTCGGTATAGCTAGAAATGTCAATTTCTTCGTTATCTAAATCTACGACCATGTCGCCGTCAACTTTAAAAACACTGAACCAACCACCGATAATTTTGTGTTTGGCAACCGTGTGAGAAACCTTCCCCACCGATTTGAATGTGTCGTTTTCGTCGGTCATAGCTGATCCTTAAGAGGTAGCGGCTTTTTCGGTAGTCTAGCAGCAAATAATCTGATTGACAATTATTACCGGAAAAGCGTGGTTTTCTTCTTACATCGGCAATTAACAGTTTCCTTTGCGGAAGCTGCGGGATCTCCCGGGTATCTTAATGAGGCCCCGGCACCACTCGTAAAAGGTACGCCGGGCGGCCTTTGTTGTTTGTGCATCGGGTAATGACTCCCCCGGACCAATTCATCTCGGGCAGTCCACCACGAATTGATCACGTTTGCCGGCAAGACAATCAGGCTGGCATAAGCCTGATTCCACATTTCATCATTGCCTTGATTAGTGGCTTGGAGCGCCTCGGTCCGGGCAATCGTTGCGGCGCGTTGTTTGACTAATCTGACGGCATACCTTGCCACCATTCTATCGATTTTCGCAGAGGATAGGGCTGTACCGCTTTGGATCGCGCGCCTCACGGACGCGTCGAACCTTTTGTCTCTCGCCTCGCGGCGCAGCGCTTCGGAGGAATTTATCTCTAACAATCGTCGATAATTAATCAATGCGGCTTGTTGTCTTTCAGTGAGCCCAAACGATTGAATTAGGTTGATCGCCTGCGCGCGAGGGGAAATCCCGCGTCTAAGTCCGTCCTGCAGTGCTAGTCGAGATGCCGCGCGTTGTTGGGCATTAAATCTCTGCACTAGCCTTTGGGACGAGTCTCGCATGGCAATCACCGCTCGCTCGTCTAACTGATCGAAGGCAACAAACACGTCAATAAAGTCACCAATAAACTGGGCGACCTC